CGCGTTCGGTTTGCCAGTTCTTGTGGTTGCGTTGATATTGTAATTCTCAACTGCACGTAAACAGTTTTCAACAGCATCCATTACCATTTCTTCACGATAAGTGTAACGAATAAAATTTGATTTATGTGAAAGGTTTTCAGCTATCTTTAAAAAGCACATTGCAATATAGTCTGGAACAATGGGCAAAGGTTCTTCTTTTTCCTTTGCTGCATTCACAGTCTTTACATAATCAACTACAGCCTGAGAGAACTCGGCGTTATTTACATAATGTACATTTTTAGATTTTCTTGCCATATTGTCCTCCAATCAATAGTTACTATTCTAAACTATTTTTGCAGAAAAGTAAACCACTTTTTTGAAAAAAAAATATGTAAAAAAATACATTTTAGGGGTTTACAAACGCGTGAAACCTGGTATAATATTAAAGAGGTTTTTGAGGTGGGGATATACTAGTGCAACTTATCTTTATCTACGTCAAATAGTGGAACGACATTATCTTCATCATAGTCGCCGTACTCATCTATCTGTTCGTCCTCTGACTGTTCCCATAGTTTAGACAGATTATCATAAGCTTCATCGAGTGAAAGTACCTTTCTTTCTCGGTTTTGCTCTTTTAATTTCTTTAAAGCATATTTGTATTGATCTAACATTTCACCAGATGGTTGACACATACCAACAATATGGAAAGCGTTAATTTGCACAGGTTCTTTTGTATCTTCTTTTAAAATCATCCAAGGGCGAAAAGTATAATACGTAGTCTGTGGATCTACATCAACTTTAAACAATCGTAAGCAATGGCGAGCAATAATATCGTCATCTTCTTGTCCAAGAATTTCACCAAGTACTTCATCACCGTTACTCATCTTAAACTGTTTAAAATTTTTCATATGCTGACCTTATAGACTTTGCATTTAAACTTTTCATTTTTATATATTCTTAGCCTCTCTTCGGCATGAACTAGAGCATAGTTCTTTCTGCTTTTCCAATGTAAATCATCTGCTACGTCGTAGAGCGTAGTAGTCTGTCCATTGTCTGATTTCCGTAAGCCCCGCCCAATCGATTGTAGTACTTTGATTTGTGATTTCGAGGGACTCGCAAATACAATATTATGCAGGTTCCGTATGTTAATGCCAGTACTAAAGGTACCAAGACTTGCAACAATAATAGCATCTTTTTGTCCTTCCGTAATCTTTCGAATAGCTTCTCTATCTGCAGCTTCAGTATTACCGGAAACAAAGAATACTTTTCTATTTATATCTGCTTTTGATTCAATTAAGTCAAACAATACTTTACCATGCTTTTCAACAAATTGAAATAGTACAAGTGTATTCCCTTTTTGATCAAGAGTTAAGTTTCGAATAAAATTATTTCGTTTATCATTTCTAACAATAAAGTCGATTTCATCATGGTATGTTTTAGATCCGAAGTCTTTCTTTGTTTGTTCATCATAATCTAATACAACCATTAGAATTTGTAAAGGTGCTAGTGTATCATTATCTTGCAATGATCGAGTTGTTGTAACTTTAAACACCTTACCAAAAAGTCCCTCGAGTACCAGCTGGTGGGTCTGAGTTCCATCGAGAGTGCCGGTAGTTCCAAAACGGTAGGATGCATTACGCGCTTTGTTCATAATCGAAGTTAATGACTTTGACTTAAACCCATGACACTCATCACCAAACACGACACCAAACTGTTCAAACCATGTTACCGGTAACTTATATATGGATTGCCATGTACTAATAAAAACACGTTCTTGTATATTTGTTTTTGGTTGGCCAGAATAAATGACATGGCATTCTTCATTTGAAATAAATGATTGGTCGTGAGATGAGTAATCTTCAAAGTCAGAATACATTTGTCTTACAAGTGAAGTGGTTGGAACAATAACCAGAGCTTTTTGATCGTGATGTTCAAGGAACCATCTCATTAAAACATAAATGATAAGTGATTTACCTGATCCAGTTGGAGATAACAGTACAGCTCTTTTACGCCGTATGCCTTCACAAATAGCATCAAACTGATATTCTCTTACAGATATTTTTTCACCGCGGCTATGTAAGTCTAAGCTTTCGATGAATGACATAATCTCTTTTGGATCTACATCATTTACTTGTTCAGGAGATCCATAATCACTATCTTCATACTCAATAGCATAGTTACGTTTCTTAGCAAAGTCTTGTACATATGGAAGTAAACCAAGAGGAAGCTCATGGCTTTGCTGATTAAACAAACGTATCTTACCATCCCATACCTTATTACGATATGCTGGCATATACTTATAACCTGGAACGTAAAAGGAAAAGAAATCTGAAAGCTCAGCACCAATACCCCAGTCACAACCAACTAGCATATTACTTTCATTTTTCTTTTGGAGTACTAACTTATCCACCTGCTTCAAACTGCTTCCATCTTATAATATTACCAATTGTCTGATGACGCCAACGTAGTGTTTCAACTATTTCTTGTAGCGTTTCCACCAACGTTTTAAAATACGCAATCTTTTCTTCTGTCTTCTGAATATCTTTATCAGAATCGTAATAGTAATCCATGTCACCTTTCATAACCTTTAAACCATCAAATGGATCGTAGTCCCAACCACGTGATTCGATTTCATCTTGTGACATCTTACCATTATAATATAACCATTTATCTTTTAACAAAGACTTCTGATTCATTTGAGCTTTTTTTAATTGAAGTTTGGCTAACGACAACCACTGTAAATATTTTGCATGCAACTTAGCAGTATCTACAGATGTTTGGTCTAATTTATTATCATTTATAACGCTGTCAGATTGCCATTCTAAAAGTATCTTCTCAATATCTAACAATAATCACTCCATCATACATCAACATGCATATTTCCAAAATTAGGCTTGTCTATTTTTTCAAGAGCTTGCTCTAATTCTTCTATGCCTTTCATTTCATAATAGTATTTATCAAGGTTCATTTTACCACTTTGTTTGATTTCGGTAAAGTCCCACACCTGATAAAATAACCAACGGAAACAAATATGAAGAATAGTTGAATCTGCCATGTCACTATATAAATCTTCATATGAGATAGCGACGTAACGACATCCAGCTCTCCGCAATGTTTCCCATATCTTTACATTTATATCATTTACTTGTTTCTGATTATCAATCAAAAACTGTACATCTATTTTAGGTATTTTCTTTTTACTTGTTTTGAACTTAGCAATTTTTTCAGCGTTGGTTGGATGATATATTTCTGTTTTCAAACTAAACCACAGAGAAAGAAGTCTTTCGATTGTTTTACGTCTATGTAGAAATATTGCGCTATAGTGAAAATAATTAATATACTTTGAAATAATTTGTGAGATCTCAAATGGAAGATATTCATTTATAATTTTAAAGCTAAGTCTAAAAGACATAATTGTTTTAATAGCTAATTCTAACTTCTCAATATTTTTGTCTTTACTATATTGAAAAATCACATCTCTAAACACGCCAATATCAGCATCGAAAATTTCTGCGTTATTGGATTCATATACTTCATAACCCAGTGCCCGTACTGCTTCGTACATCTCATCATATTGTATATATTTTTTATGATCTCTTATAAACCAATTCATTAAACTGGTGCTTCCAGTTCTTTGGTTTGCGAAGATAATAATAGCACGGTACTTACGCACCAATTCAGTAATTTCAGATTCTGACATAATTAAATAATCTCGAAGTAGCTAGTCCTAAATGTAATTGGAAAAGTAAGTGGTTGCGTGTCTGTCAATGTTGACTGGAGAGTAAGTACACCAAGTGATGTTGGTACACAATCTATATATTTAATTTGTTTGACTTTATTATTATGACTAGATAGGATGTTCAAAGTGATGTCTGCTTCAGGAATATAGACATCTTCTTTTTTTCTATCTCTCGGTGTTGTGTAATTTTTCTGCACCGAATAATTAAGCCAATCATACATTTCAGTATATGTATTCATATCTTCATCAAGGATAATGTCCATTGATAGTTCATCAATATTAACTGTATCTCCAGCAACTGCAACATTTGCAAGTCTTGGTACTGCAAGTGTAGGAGCAGTAACAGTTAGTCCTGGATGGTTAACTGTTTGAGCAAAAAATGTCAAGTTACCAAATCTCTTTCTTTCGATTGAAACTTGGAAATTGTTTGGTTGAAGATAATTAAAATTCGTTGTAAGCTCAGACATTTTCGTATCCTTAATAACAGTTATTTATACGAAAAAAGGGGGCCGTTAAGCCCCCTAGTAGTTTCCGTAACTCTTGGTTTATGCACCCAAGATGTTGTCTACGCGGAACAAACGGTAGTATTGGTTTGTCTTCGCTGCCGCAAGACCGTCTGCTGGTGTTGCACCGACGAATGGGTTTGACGCCATGCCGTAGCGAGTTTTGAAGCCAATTTTTGGCTGGAATGTTTCTTCCCCAACCGCACGTACCATTGTTAGTGGAACGTATGGGCAGTAGAATACGCCAGCGTCATAAGGGTTAGTACCTTTATAACCAACTGTGATGTAATCAACAGTTGCATATGGGTCGATGTATACGCGAGTACGACCGTTTAGAACACCTGCAAATGTGTTGCCTGTGTCATCAACGCTCAAGTTTGTTGCCAACGCTGGAGCGTAATCCAACATACCTGTTGCAGACAATGCAGAAGCAACGTCTGAAGAAGTGATGATGAAGTTACCACGTCCGCGGCGTGTTTCTTTTGCGATTGTGTTCGCTTCACGCTCTAGTTGTACGATCAAACCTTTGAACTTCTCAACTGACCAACGACCGTCTGCATCTGTTTGCAAGTCGAAGATACCGTTAACAGCTGTGTTAGTTGTTAGAGCACCTGTTTTCGCTTGTGAGTTGATTGTACGAATTACTTCGCGGTTGATTTCAGCTAGAATCTCAGTTGACAAGATGTTTGCCAATTCTGATTCTGCATCAAGACCATGAATTGCTTTCAAGTCTTGTGCTAGTTCTAGGCTGTACTCTGCTTTCAATGCACGGCTTTTCGCTGTGACTGTTGCTTTTTCAATGGTGAAACCCATTTCGTTGAAGCTAGAAGCAGGACCTGCACCTGTTGAGCCTAGACCTTCAGCATTTGCTGTTGCCATACCTGCACCGCTTAGTGCTGTTGTACGATCATCATCTGCAGATGAGTCTGAGTCTGTTGCAGCACCGATACCAGAACCGTCTGCTGGCTGTGAACCTGCTGGTGTAGCTGAATCGCCAGAGAATTTTGTGTCTGCTTCGTTGAACAATGCTTCAGTGTTTGAAGTTGAACCACCGTTGTAACGTGATTTCATTGCGAAGATCAAGCCTGTTGGGCCTGACATTGGCTGAACACCACATACGTCATATGCCATCATGTTTGGCATTGCACGACGAACTAGTGAAATCAGAATTGGATTCCAGTTAGCTGCTGAAGCTGTGCTGTTTCCAGGAACCGCTTCTTGGATCATGCCTTGTTCTGTAAGAGCTTTTTCTTGGTTTTCTAGAACAATCGCAGTAACCGCTTTACGGTGTGCGTCTTTGATGCCACCAGCTGACTCTTCGTTCAGAACTGGTGCCCATTTCTCCATAAGAGATTGTGCGTTAATATTTTCCATTATAGGACTTCCTTACTTAGATGTTTTGCGGATAGCTGAAAGGTATTGTGCCATTGACTCGTTGATTTCAACTGTGCTGTCGTCTGATTCTTCTTCAGTTTCTTCTGCAACAACAGATTCAACGGTCTCTGATTTGAAGTATGATTCTTTCAAAGTTGCAATTTTATTTGCAAACTCTTCAGGTCCTTCAAAT